AGACCTTTTGTTTTGTCCTCGCCAAAGACCTGAGCAAGCTTGCCTATCTTATCCACGGCTCCCTCGCCAAGGTCGTCACCAAGTGAGACGTTGATTTTGTCCGCGGCATCAACAAATTCCTCGATATTCTTCTTGGCTGTGATTCCAAGTCGACCGGCGGCACCAGCCAACTCATTGAGTTGATCGCGGGATGTTCGAGTATTCATCTTTTTGAAATCCTCGTTCATCTCCTCGACCTGCTCTTTGGTTTGGCCTGTATATTTCTGGACGTTGACCATTGCCTGGTCCATATCAGCAAAGTCTTTGACGCATTTTCGGATAGTTACCGATAATCCGGTTATTGCACCAAGTATCTGTGTAAAAGCCCCCCAGTTTGTATTGAGGAAAGAAAAAAATCGTGACCACAAGCTTTTGGAAGTCTTTGACTCCTGATTGACATTTTGGAGTTCTTGTTTGCACCGCTTGAGCTGTTCGTTCAAAAATTTCCATTCCTGCGAATTTCTGGCCACTGCACCGCTTTTCAACTCCCTGTTGATAGCTCCCATCGTCTGACGGATTTCCTTTATAGATGATGTCTTCAGGTTGTCGAGAACATGAGACACCTTTTGAGCGGATATCTTCATGACATCCATCTCTTTATTGGCTTGTTTCAAGTCTTTCTTAACCTGATCAAACTTTGTCCAGTCGCCAGCCTTGGCTGCCGCTTCCTGTTCATTCCGCAGTCTCTTTATATCCTTCTCCAAACTTTCCAACTTACTTTTTGCCTGTTGGTCGTTGAGGAAGATTCTGGTAGTAAAAGTTGATGTTTTGTCTGCCATAAAAAATGCTACTTTTAGATTTCACTCCAAAAGTAGCATTTAAAATCTTATTGGGAAAATACGCTATTTGCCTTTTTGATGGGAAATAGAATTAAGATCTGCGGCTTTTATTTTTTCCTTGAGTTCCTTAATCTCTTCCCTATTTTTCCTATACTGCTCCTTGACATCTTCAAAACTGGTGCCATTTGGAAGGCTCTGCCCAATCTTGTCAATTGCCTTGAAGACAACGGTCGTCAAAACAACCAGGACGTATATGATGAATATTTCAATAATCATAGCTTATTTTTTATCTTCTACGGCAAATATAACAAGATTTTTTGGATTATACAAATTTTCATTGCAGTATCTGCAATAAAAACTGCAATTAATTCTTACTACGCATTTTCTGCAGTTCCTCTGCTTCCCGGGCCTTGGCATCGAGTTCGGTGAGGGCGCGCCAGCAGTCGAGGCGGAGCACGGTGTCTTCCTTGGTCACGTCGCCGCCGGTCAGGGCGCGCAGCTGGATGTTGTAGAGTTCTATGAAGTTCACTGGCTCCGGCTCGCCGTCTTCCACTACGGCCCTCTTGAAGAAGTGTGGAAAGGCGCGGGCCATGACCTGCTTCACATGCAAGAACCACAGCAGCGTGCCCACGCGCTCACCGGGGGTGAGGGTAACATCTTCCACAGTTCTGCCTTTATCATCAACAGCATCACCGTAACCTGCCGCACGGCCGTGGCTGTCGTGGTAGAGCCACTGGGCAAGGTTGTCGATATATTCCATGTTCTGTGTCTCCACGCCGCATGGAGGCCACAGACTGCATCCAACCTACAGTCCATGTCCTCCACTTGGTCGATGAAGTCAAATTGCCGGGTGAACCCTTGTATCTCTTGTGTTGAGAGGTAGATGACGCGCTTCTTGCCGTCCACCATGGTCCAGAGTTTCCAGCCGAACCGGGTGTGCCGGATGACATGCAGGCCGCAGAAGTAGATGAGCATGTAGGTCTTCACCGCCGTGGGATCCTGCTCGATGGCCATGAGGTCGAAGACGGTCAGCAGCTGATCCTGGCTCAGCGCTCTCCACGAAGTTGGCGCGGTGAGGTTAATGTTCACCGTGCGGCTCTTCTCATCCGTTGAAGACGTAGCCTGCGCTGTCCTTAGTATTCTTGAACGTTTCATGATGGTTGGCTTTATAGGCAATGCTCTCGCGGTAGAGTTTGAATTGTTCTTTGTTGTCCTCGCTGTCGATGATGCGCATCAGGCGGCGACAGACGGGCTGTTTGAGTGTGGCCGCGCCTTTCACTGCCCAAGTGTCGGTAAACCGGATGATGCAGGCGATGACCTCGCGGTAGGGCTCCAGTCTGTTTGGGTCGGCGCGGCGGAAGGCATCGAGGATGTCGTCCATCTGACGGTCGCCCATCTTCGTGCGCAGCATCTCATCGGCTTCCTCCACGGTAGTCTGGTAGCTGTTCCAGTCGATATAGGTGCCGTTGCGGTGGGTCTGGAAGAAGAAGGTATATTCATCGTAGATGTGGTCGATGAAGTAGCGGGCCTGCTCCGTGGCTCCCCAGTTCTCGCTCCGCAGCCCGTTGAGTGTCATGGCCAGCGTCTTCCAGTACTGAGTGCGCAGCGCTCCCTCTAAGGCATCGACGCGCTGCTTGCTTGCCGGAGCGAGGTTGTCGTTGCTCACCACGCCGAAGCCGGTGGGGGTGAGCACGAGGTCGAGCTGGCGCAGCACACTCAGGAAGGCTGACAGGCACACGAGCTGCTTATACCACTTCATGAGCGTGGAGTCCTCGCCTTTCTCCTCTAAATAGGTCATACCGGCCACGCCGAGCAGCGCGTCGTTGCTGAAAGCCAGCTGCCGCCCGATGGCGGGCTTCACGCTCTCATACACGCTGTCGTTGGCTGCCGCGCCAACGGGCAGGGCCTGTTCAAAATCACTCTTGGTAATCGTTATCTCCATCGTTGTCTGTATTTGAGTTTCCACTGACTTTCTTGGCATCCTTGTTCTCATCGAGGGTGGTGAGCATGAGCATCGGCACATCGACGGTGCACCGCTCTGCCCATCCGTTGTAATGCAGGATGACGTGGTAGGGCTTGGTCATCACGTCGTGATAGGGTTTTTCGAGTGCCTGCTTCAAGGTGAACAGCTCACGTTTGTCAGAGCCGGAGTTGTTCATCTGGCTCTTGCCGGGCGTGGCTCCCACGAGGTTGGGGTGCACGCCGTAGGCAAAGCAGAGGGCGTTGGCGGCCTCCTGCATGTCGTCGCTCCAGTTGCCGCCCTCTTTCTTCGAGGGGTCGTTGAGGTTGACGATGCGCACCATGCGGTTCTCCTTGCCGTTGGGGTCGATGTAGTAGCCGGTGATGAGGGCCTTGCCGGCATTCTGCACGCCGCACACGAAATCGACGATGTTTTGCCGCTCCTGCTTCTTGCGCTCCTCACGCTTGACCGGGTCATCGATGTTCTCGTTGTCACATACATTGTCCCAGTATTCCTCGTGTACCTCAATCTGTACACGCGGCGCACTGGTGTTCTTAATCATGAACCGCTTGCCGATGCCTATCAGACGGTAGATGTCATACCACGAGTCGCGGAAGATGCTCGAATAGTAGGGCACGGGATAGTATTGGTATCCGGGGGTGGCCATACGCGATAGGATGGCGAACTTGCGGTCCTTGGTGGGCTTGTTATGGATAAGTCCTGTGGCGGGGTCGGGACGCTTGCCCATGCGCACTTCAAGGTCGCCGAGGGGGTCCCAGTAGTCGAGCAGTGGGATGGCCTCGATGCGCTTCTCGTTGAAGTGGCCGACGCGGAAGTCGCCGAAGAAGACGTGCTCTATCTTTCCCGACACGGTGGAGGGGGCGTACTCAAAACGGCAGTAGCATGCCTCCTTGTGTCGCACCTGGGCTATCTGCGAGCCGTCTCGAGTGAGGATGATGCAGGTCACGGAGAAGTTGTACATCTGCATGTCGGTGCACTGCTCGGCAAAGCACTCCTGCAGGGAGTTCCTCAGGCAGAAGTCGCGGATGTCGGGGTCTTCGACATCCTTCTTCTCTTTCCTGTCGACGAAGCGCAGCCCCTGGCCGTAGCAGCAGATGGTGTTGAACTGCTGGCACTGTGAGGTGATCATGTTGTCGAGGACATACTTGCGGATGTTATCGGGGAGCATGTCGTCGATGCCGAAGGGTACATACTGGTAGCCCTTGCCGCCGATGAAAAGTGGCTTGACGTTCACTAGCCCGTTGTCCTCATCGAAGACATCACTGCTGTCCGAGCCATACTCAGAGGCCACGGAGTTATAGGCCGACGCACGGGTCACGCCCTGGGGCATGATGCGGAAGTGCTGCACGTCTCCGCTCTGCCCGGTCTGTACGAGTTCCAAGTCTTTATTGTTCATAGATATACTTTCATTCCGTTAACTTCATAGATGAATATTTCTGGTATCTGCCTTATCTGATGGCTCACGGGATTGACGATTCTCATGTAGCCGCCCTTCCAGTACTGGTGATGGATGAGCCATCCGCGGTACTCTACCCGGTGCCCGTCGCTGCGGAAGGCCTTGATGTTCACCGTCTGCCTGCGCTGATAGGCGAGGTCGAGGTATCTCTGCATCTCGCTGAAATGGATGCTTCTCTGTTTCTTCTGTTCAGCCATTAGTAACTCCTAACTCCTAACTTCTAACTCCTAACTAATTAAACGTGTAGTCGAATGTGTTGTCGAAGATTCGTCCCTCACGCTCCAGCTCCACTACGTTGTGGTTGCGCTGGGCATACTCGTAGCTGAAGGTGAAGCGCGGTATCTCATCGAGGGCATTGGTCTGCTCGGTCTTGCTGTCGTCGATGACGATTTCCTTACCGATATTGGGCGTGCCGTTCTTGAACTTCACCAGGCGCACGTAGGGCGACCGCATCAGCTCTCCGAACCAGTCGGCCATGTCCTCGTTCATCGGGCCGGTGTCGGCCTTGAAGGTGCGTGTCTCCTGGATGCGGTAGTTCTTCTTCAGGCCGCCGATATAGGCGGAGTCGCGCTTGAAGGTGGGCGCTTTGGTAGCCAGACCAGTGCAATAGAACAGCTCATCGCAGCCAAAGGAGTTGGTAAAGATGAGTATCGGAGCGCAGTCGGGCTCGGTGGGGTCTATCTCGTATTCCTGACGGCGGGCCCCGGCGGTGACGACATAGCCCGTGAGGGTGTAGCCGACTTTTGTAAACCTGGAGGGTGACACGTCGATGGTGGTGTAGCTGCCATTGCCGCCGACGGCCACTGGGGTGAACTGTGCCGTGCTGCCGTCGCTGTAGTAAGCGGTGCACGAGGGGGTGTCGGTACCGATGAAATGGAGGTATTCGAGCCGTCCCACTCCGGTGGTCTTCGTGCCGAGCAGCAGAGAAAGGAAGTGGTTGGCGGTGAAGTCCTCACACGTCGTGGGGATGTCGCTCTCGCAATATACAACGGTAAAGTCCATCTCCGTCGAGGTGGACGGTGTGCTGTCCTTATATTCCTCGCTCATCGTGACCTTGACATACAGCACGAGGCTCTGGCGGGCGTAGGGAGTGAGCAGCTCGCCAAGGTCGCTCATGGTGATGGCACCATCGACGGGATAGAGGTGCTCGGAGTATATCTCGGACCATGTGTCGTTGTCAGGGCTCACCTGCAGCTTCACGCCCATGCGGTAGCCTCCGATGGTGACCCCGATGTCAGGGATGCCCATCGAGAAATACTTGCCTGAGAGTCCTTGCTTGATTGTGATTGCCATAGTCGTTTCTTTTTGGCAAAGATAGACAATCACTGACGGTCTGAAAAATACAGCCAAAGGCACAGAAAAAGGGGCACCGGCCTCACGGTCTGTACCCCCTTAGGATTATATGTAAAAAAATGTCTCCTATACCAGAAAGTCCATGTCGCGCCAAATGGCCCATTTCACCGTACCGTCCTCAACGGTGGTGGTAGTGAACTCGTGCATGAACATGTACCGAGCAATGAGATCAGCGTCCATCGGATACATAGAACTGAGGTCGGACGCTATCTCTTGCGTTGTTTTCGGTTCTGATACGAGCTCTGTACCCGTCACGCCCTTGCCTGGCAGGTTGTCGCGCGTTTTCATGTACTCATCGAGCAGCTTGCATTGCAGCTTCTCTTCCTCACTGCGGTCATTATCTTTAAGCCAGTCGAGGAACATCTTGAAGTCCTTGCTCATTGTTGTGCCCTCCTGATTTTCTTTAAGTCCTCTTTCATGTCCGACAGGCTGATCATCCAGTCGGTGAGCGTCTTGCGCTCTTCGTCGTTCTCGCTGTCGCCGAGCTCCATGAGCAGGCGGTCCTTCACGTCGTCAATCAGTTCGATGCGGTTCTGCAGGGTGTCGGTGTCGCAGAAGTCGCCAAGCAGGGCCACGGCCTTGCTGTCCAGTAACAACTTACTCATAGCGAACCTCCTTTCGCGGCCAGTAAATCGTAGAAGCTTACACTGGCATCTATTCTAATCAAGTATATACTGCAGATAGGACGACCACCTTTGCCGTCGTATGAATACACCTCGAACCCCATGCATCTGTGGCCGTTCAAGTCGCACCATTCATCATGGAAGTCAATTTGAATAGAACCCTTGCCACGGCTTTCGGCATTGATGGACTCAGCAAGCTCTCTCAGATAGACTTTCATCATGGCCAATTTGGAGATGTTCATCTTAGAGCCATCAAAAGCACTCACCTGTTCCTTGAACATCCTTGCAGGCTTAGTGGATGCACTGTACTCGCGGATGACGATGACAAACTCTTTTCCATCGCTTGTCTCTACCAATAGCTTATATTTAGCTTTCATGCCTGGCCTCCTTTCTCCTCTGAATTCTTCATGTTGAGCTTTACAGCCTCTACATGGAGAAAATTGTCGGCTGCCGCAGCGGCTTTTATGAGTTTGTTTAGCTGCTTATTGGTGTCCATCGCTGAGATCAGCATCTTCAGCACGGCAAGTCCGTTTCCTTCCGTGTGTACTTCCATGCCTACGATGTCTGTGCCGAGAACTTCGGCAACCTCCACGTGGAGCATTGTGCCCTTTTTGAGTTCCGCGTTTATCAGCCGTGTCAGGCCCTCTTTCTCTTCCTCGTTCATGCCTCTCCTCCTTTCTTCGTAAGTGATCTGTACATCAGCCAGGCGGCACTCACGGCTGCGGCGAGCGCTGCCACGGGAGCCGTCTCCACGGCTACGATAACGACCAGAACGGCCATGGTCACCAAATTCACGCGGATGGCCACTCTTCGTGTCACCTCAAACTCGGCGATACGGCTGTAGAACGCCGACCTCGTGTCGAGCCACTCGTTGATTTCTCTGCCCGTACTTCTCACCCTCTCCCGGAGGCTCACCGGCTGACGGACCTCAGACGCGGTGAAGTTGATTGTTGCTTGTTGCATATTGCACTGTTCTTTAACCTTTCCCGGATAGCCGGGCCTCTTGGCAGAATAGAAAAGCGGCTGCCGATTCCGCTGGTTAAAGAACAGTGACTTCACCCGAAGGGCTGATCAAATTCTACGGAATGGCAACCGCCAATATCTTTTGCGAGTAGTTACTCACGCTTTTTTCGAGCATAAAAAAAGCCCGACCTTGATGTCCGAGCAATAACCGCTGCTCTCCGGAGTGGTCTACCACTGTTCTTTAACCGTTGGCAAAGATAGGGAGAAAAAGCGGAACGGCAAAGAAAATGGCGGAGAAAATGAGTTTTCACCACCAATTTTAACATTTAGACTTATTCCTCAGGCTTAATGGTTAAACCCTCAGTCTTTTCACTATCATTTGATATTCTCTTCTCCATCACGTAGTTGACAACATTCTGTTTACTTGCCATGGTGATGTAGTATGTATTCACAAGTTTCCATCCACGCTTTCCCATATAGTCAAGCACCTCCATCATAGAGTTGAACTTGATTTTCTTTCCGTCCTCACCGTAAAGGGAGTTCTCATTTTTGGAACTATAGCCCATGTCAAGAATGACTTTGAGCTTGCCGAAGCCGAAGTTGTTGTAACCTACAACGGTGCAATAGACGTTGTACTTTCCGTCCTCAGTTTTGGTAACGGTCTGGGCATTGATGCCCAGTGAAAGCATTGCGAGGAGCAATGCCAAGAAGATTTTTTTTGTCATGTGATTGTCCATAATATATTGATTAAACATTGGCAAAAGTAAGAAAAAACATTGATATTCCAAAAAGTTTAGCAAGAAAAAGCCGTCCACGCATCTCGCGCAGACGGCTCCAAGAGTTCATTAATTTATGAAATCGTGCTTATCGAAGCACTAAAATTGTTGCGCCGCCAGCCCGGCGGCGGCTTTTGTTCAAAACGGCTATA